CTGCAATCGCTCGCATGGCTATACGGAGCTTTGTCCATGCAATCGCTCGGTGAATCCATAGGCTAGGCGATGACATAGGATAGCGAACCGATAGCATGATTGAGCTGTTCTGCTTCCAGTGTTTAACCGTTTGATTAAACCCTGCTCGTGTTCCTGTCGAATAGTAATACTCCACATCATGCACACCTGCGACCTCTTTAAAGTTTCCGAAAATCCATGTAAGGATTGACCGCATACTATTAGGCCATGCGTCTGGGCCATAACCGTTGTAGATACGAGCGAACGATTTCTCACTCATGCAGTAGAATTCAACGCAAGCACGGAGCTTGTAAAACTTGATTGCCTCAAAAACGTCTTTATCACTCATTGGTCTATCCTTTCAAAAAATCGCGCCCCCTTGACCGTGTAACGCGTGTAGAGGTCTCGGTTGCCAATCCGTCCATGAAACGGACTGGCAGGCGCAAAGTAAATCATTTAATCGGCATCTCAACCGATACAGGGGTTGAATTGCTAGAAGCGGTCATAGGTGACTTATAAAGCACCATGCCTTGTAACGTGTCGCAATACACACGGCTATTGCTTCCATGACCGCCTTGCCCTATTGTGGCGCGATTGGTGGCGTTTGCAGGAGACTCATAAAACGTGCGATTGTCAAATGTAAAAACCGAAAACTGACCGTGAAGCTGATTAGGTGACGCATTGCAACCGATCAACAATACAACCGATAAACTTGTTATAAATGCGCTTTTCATTTTCGTACCTCCGTAATTTTGCCGTCAGTCTTGTAATACGTATCGGCATTATGTTTCTGTACCATCTGCCAGAATATCACGCCCATAAATCCCAAGACCGAAAGCGCAACCGCCCGACCGTAGGACGCTAATGTGTCAAACTTCTTGTCTAGTCCGTCCAGCTTTTTGTCAATCTCGTTAAACTTCTCATTGCCGACTTCGAGCTGTGACAGAATGGACGGTTTGCCGTTCCCTTCATAGAGCGTCTGTTTGATTTTGCCAATGGACGCTTTTATGTCCATCACGTTGTCCCTCTGTTCGCAAGGTGTCATTTGTAAGTTCTCCGTTTCAGAGCCTTAATGTCCAAAAGTTGCCAAGCCATAAGTGAGTCCTTTCGTTAAGCCTTTGATTCTTCCAAAATCGCGTTTACTTCTTCCTGCGACACGCCAGCCACTTGAACCATCGCGGTCATTGCCGAAATGAAAACAGGATGACTTTCCTCAATTACGGTGGCGGTTGTGAAGTACCACCTCGCCTTTGCATCGTTCGCCATGAATGAATCGAACACCTGTAAGAGGTTACGTTTTGCCAGCGCGTCAAGTAGCTTAATGCGGTCATAGTTAGACGTCTCTTTAATCGGCTCTGGTGGCATAGGCGCGAAGATGGTATCTAGTGCATGGTCAGCCGTTGCCTCGCTCACTTGTGCGCTGTAGACCATATTTGCGAAGATGCCACGCGCTTGACGGTCTGCGATTGTGATTGACGCAAGGTATAGGTCAACACCTGACACGTTTGGCAGTTCTGTCACTTGCTCGGCTTTTCCGTTTTTGATTTGGTAGTAGCTCATGTTATGGCCTCCATCCTGCGTTATAGGCTTTTATTTCAAGTTCGTTCGCTGTTCTAATTTTTGACACTGAATTATATACTCGAAAACCAGACAGATTATCCGCTGTCCCAGTTCTGATTCCGATAGCCAAAACCGTGTCGCTTAATGAGTTTCCAGAAAAACCAGTTAGCATATATTTGTTTTCGGTCAATGTGGTTGCTTGATAGGCAATAATATTTGTATATACTGTGCCACGTAGAGATCCATCCGCTAAATACGGATAGTGGTCTGCTTGCATTACAGCTAAAAGGTTTGTAGCTGTTCCAGTTTTCCCAGCCCACATAGAGTAGACTTTTGCATAAAAGTATTTTTGCCCAGATGAAACGCTAAACGGATAGCACGTTGCTGATTCTGTAACAGCTCCAGATTGATTTGCGCTCTCATAATTAAACGCCCATGTCCCCGTTACTCCGCTCATTATTTTCCCACCAACAGTTAAACTGGAATATTGATATACGCTCGGATAAACCTGCCGTCCTTGAATCGTAACACCGTCCGATGTGCTGAACGCAAACTCATATCTCCCTGTGACCGTCAAGTCTGGAGTCGTGCTTGCAAGTCCGACCCATTCGATACGGCTATCCCATGTCGTGCTTAGTGCGTTAGTATCTGTGTAGTTAATCCGTGCAGTCCAAGCGTAATTAGTCGTGCCGTTTAACGATAGAGCGGACAGGTTATTCGTATAGACGTTCACTGCGCTTGCAGTAAAGTCGTAGATACTGCGTGCGCTTGTGACGTTGGCCGTGAAGGTCGTACCTCCAGCGGTGGTGCTGATTGGTGTGTAGGCGAGCGGTGTAGCAAGTGCGCTCGTCAAGCCTGTGATCGCGCTGGGTGGAAGGTTTGTCAATGATGCGCCATTACCACTAAATAAATTTGCGCTCAATGTACCGCCAACCTGCAAACCGTCTGTCGTACTGATAGCGCAAGAACTGCCAACGCCCCAACGTAAACACTCCGCACCGCTTAACGAATTGAGCGTACTACCTGCCGATGATGTTGCCTTAACGCTTGCCGTATTTACTTGGTTACTAAGTGCCGACAACGCTGGCGCAAGGTTTGGGTCAGCCTCTGCGGTCAACCATGCTTGATGTGGTGATACTACCCATCCGTTTGTTTCAGAGCGTACCAGCCAATCGAGGTGCGCTGAAACCGTCCATCCGTTTGTCATTGCTTGCGTGACATAGCTTGATAGTAAAGTTGCGTGTGATGTTAAATTAGTGTTATGGGTACTAATAGCCGTTGCTACATCCGCAGTAGAGACACACCCTGCGACCTGTTGCCATACCAGCGAATTGCCTGTCACCTCTGTCCGCTTAATATCAAGCCGTCCTGTTCCTGTCCAATAGATTGCGCTGTCCTTGTAGTATAGGATTGTATAAACCCATGATGTGGCGTTTGTCCCGAGTGACGGCAATTGAATCAGATAGCTGTTTGAATAGTAACTCTGATTTGTCACCGATACCCACAGAGTATTGGTCAGCGAACTTGAAAACCGCATGACCGCTTGAACGTCATTAGTCACGGTCAACGCCTTACCGCTCCGATATTGGTCACAGGCGATCAGCGGACTAGACCCTTGCAATACTTCGAGCGTTGGTAAGCTCGCCACTCCTGCCGTCTGTAGCTCGCACGGAATACGCTTTGCCCAGTCGCGAGGGTCAGCGGTTGCGATTGTCGAAACGCCCATCAATAAACCAATCAGTAAACTTCTCATTGTGCTTTCTCCTTTTCTGCCATCATTTCGTGAATATGCTTTTTGGCCGTTTCGTTAACCTGTTGCAAAATGTCGCCTGTCCAAATTCCGAATGGGTCAGATTTAGACATCATTATACATAGATTTTCTGCTTGCTTCAACGTCAAATTGATTGTAATAGTTGACATAATTTGTACTCCTTTAATAACTCTTGCCTGTTTCGCTGTCACTTCCAAAGCCGTCCTTTAGTACATGGCAGTCTAAGTCAGTGACCGTGACCGCGCCTGTCCCTATGTTTCCTTGACGGTGTAGCTTAATTCGGATGATGCTTGAAACTCCGTTGCTAAGTCCAGTTATCGGTTGAAATGATGCCAGTTGGTGCATAGTACCGCCTGCATAGGTAATGCGATTAGAGGCCACACCGCTGAATATCTCCGTTTCGTTCGTATGTCCTACACCTGTTATATTGTAATAGCAATACCACATATTCGTTTGGTCTGCGTTTGTCTGCCAAAAGTGCAAGTGCGGATAAATGTCTGTCCCCTTTTTCCGTGAATGTGGCGCTTGCAGAGTGAACGTTAAATGGTCGTTCGCCTTGTTCGTGGTAGCAGAGGTCTTGAACGACTTACCGCCCAAAGCGTCGTCCTGCTCAATGTCCGTTTGTCCAGACGTATAGGCCGTGTTTGCGCTTGCCAGAATGTCATCCCAACCATAAGGTGCGTTTGTAACACCACCTCCACCGCCCTTTGTAAAGAAGCGAGTACCGTCCGACCATACGATATTGGTTTGCGCGTGCAACGAAACGGCTAAACATATCGCAAATAGTAGAGTAATCGTTTTCATGTTATGCGCTCCTTATAACGAGTATTTTGTCGCTCGGTTGTGCGTCCTCGATTGCAATCTCTTGAATGGTTGAGCCAGTCAAACCGCCCTTTGTTGTCCAGTTGGTAATGTCAACGCCTGCGATACCATTAAAATAGATTGCAGTAAAATCGTATCCAGTACCTCCTCCAAGAGAAAGAGAGCATGTTCCGCTTCCAGTAAATGAAACATCAAATGTAGCACTTACATTGAATATAGCACTAGTCCATTTGTTTGTAGTAGGCGAACCTTCAAGCGCAAACTCTCCTGCCCTTACAGTTCCGCTAGTGACATAGTTCTTCGTATCTGTAAATGGCGACGTAATCAAACCAGCCTCATGCCAGTAGCTATCATCGTGGTCTGTATTGCCGCCCGAAAGTCCAGTCCCCTTTGCGGACGTTGAACCGCTGAAGTCAATGCCTGTATGTGACACGCTTGAATTCCAGTCATCATTCCAGTCGATATAACCTCCGACCGCGTCGCCTAAGTCATCAAGGAATGAAGTATCGGCTACTAGATTGGCTTTAAGGTCGCTAATCAATGTCCGTAGATTGTACCAGCGAAGGTCTGCTCCACCGCCTGTTTTTGTTTCGCGCAAACTGATATGCTGTGTCCGTGCTGGCGTTTCTGCGAATGGCAATTCATCTGGCGTTAATGGAGTCGTGAATCCATTTAAACCAATACTGTGATCTTCGTTTACCCAATCTGCACTTGTTGTCGGCCTGCATAACGACTTCCAATAAGACGGAGAAGGACTGTCACCGTCGAAACCAATCCGCTCATAATTGATTGCAGAATGATGAAGGGAATAAATACCTTGTGTGGCTGTATATGCGAGAATTGCTATAGTTACAATTCTTTGGTTAGTTTCTTTTGATGGCTCTGATGTTCCGAATTTAAGCGTCTCTGGCTTTCCTTGCTCTTCGCTTGATGTTCTACTGCCAAAAGTAATATACGCATTTAATCCTGTAGTCGCAAACAATCCAACGGAGTACCAATCGGGAGAGCCAACACCGATTGCGGTCAATCCAGTTTGTAGCGCGGTAAAGTCCTTACCGTTGACAACAAATGAATTGGCAGGCATATAGATGCACGTGAAACCGCCTATATCTTTGATCTGCCAAACGTGCAACGGGTCTTCGTCACCTTCGTTCGAAAGCGCGTCAATAACTATGCGCGGTATTAAACCATTGCGACCATTACGCCATTCGACATGACCGCCTATGATCTCCAAGCTCTCCCACGCTTCCTCAAGCAACCGCCAGCCCCTAGCAAGACCGCGCAATGCTAAAGGCTTTCCCTCCATCGGTGTGTTTGTAAATATGCGCCCCATGATTAACTCCCTGTTTCTGGTACGTCTGCAAGAGTATAAGAAAAGTTAGTGCGAGCTGTGTTTCGTTTTGTCAAAGTAAAGCTTAAGCCAAACTCGTCTTGTCGTGAGTACTGAAGCAAAAGCTCTGGATGCGCCGTAATGTAGTTTGTACATGCGTCCTCGGTTAGAGCGTAATGCTTATACTCGGAATATACTTCAAGATAGCTAACGGTCAGCTTCTTTGTGGTAAAAGAGCCGTCTGCGTTCTTGCGCTGGAATGTCGAATCATAACCGCCAGGACTACTACCTCCGCTCTGTAGTTTCCAGCTATACTCATTGACTGATGTTGCTAATGCCATAAAAAGCTCCTTAGTTTGCTTCGAGAAGTGGCTTAAGTTTGCGTTGTTCTGCAAGAACTAGGTTTAACGTGTCGGCTGCTCTCGCGATGTCAATCACTGCTTTTTTCTGCGCTTCGTCTACAGCCTGCTTTTGCAATTTTCCTAGTTTGTTTTTTGCTTCCTCTATAAGTTCAAATGCCTGCATAAATTTGATTTGCTCTTTCGATAACTTTGTTCCACGAAGCTCTCTATTTCTAAGCTCTGTATATCTTCCTTTTTGCTTTTTGTCAGATTTTTCTTTATCCTCGTCAGCTTTTCCTTTAGCCAAAAATTCCTTAACCGTCATTTCTGCAAGTTTCTTGGCTTGGTTTATTCTATCTTGTAATCCTTGTCCGTTTCTTTTCTTTTCTTTTTCTGCCAAATTTTCCTCTGCGTCTTGTTTCCTTTCTTCGAGAGCCTTCATTTCTTCAACGTGCTTTTTCTTTTGCACAACAAGTATATCATATAACTTTTGTTCGTTCTCAACGGCCTTCTCTGCATAGGCGCGTCTATCTTCAATATCCTTGATTCTATTTTTTGCCTGTATCTCATAAAATGAAGCCGCTTGCTGTGCTGTAACTTGCTCAATCAAATACTGTTTGTCACCAGTTGTCTTTGCTATCTCTACAGCCTCCATCCGCAACTTGGCTATCCTACGATCTAGTGCCTGCTTTTCCTCGAAACTACGCTCTGATATTTCTTTTGAAGCCTTTCGCGCTTCCTCTAAACTATCAAGCTCTTTCTTGCTTGTTCCTGTAACCGTTGACGCAAATGTGCCAAGAGACTTCGATTGCATTAAATCGTTTTTCTTGCGTTGCATTTCAAGTGATCTATCTCCGTTTGAAATTGCGATAGCTTCAAGTCTTTCCGATTCCTTTTGCAACTCATTAGCTTCTTGTGTTTTCCTGTTAGCGTCGGCTTTTGCTTTTGCAACATTATCCAAAATGTCTTGCTCTTTTCTTTTCGCATCCAAAGTGATCTGGCTTATTTTATACTCTTCTTCCATTGCGCTTGCTTGTTCTGCGCTTGTTGCCGTCATCAGCTTTTTTGATTTTGCTAGATTATTATTAGCGTCCTCTAAAGCCCTTACGTTCTTTTGCTGTGATTCAAGAATTTTGTTTTCAGAATCAAAAGACTCTTTGCTTGCGATGAATGATTGAGAAACATCGTTTATTGATTTCTTTAAATTATCAAAATCTTTTGCAAGTGACTCTGTGCGCAAATCACGAAATACTCTCCCTATTCCATTAAACCCCTCTTCAACGAACTCTGCCGCTTTTTTAATAGCCATTAATCCAGCCGTTAAAACTGCGGCTGGTTTTGCGCCAATATCAAAAATTCCTTTAAGACCACGCGAGAATGACTTAACGTCTCTCTGTGCCTGCGAAAGTCCTGCTGGCAATAGGTTCTGCGTAATAAGTTTAATCTTTAGGTCTTTATTTGCCATTGTGCTTCCTTAAAAGTGATTGAGTGTAGCGAGCGAGAATTAGAGTTGCTTTTTCAATGCGCGTTTTCTTCTGTTCCGCTTCGTCCTGTTTACAAGTCGTATCAATAAAGTTGCGCACGTAATCAATTGAACATTGACGTTCCCACATTTCGAAATTACCGCCATGATTATCGACCATCAATTGCGCCAACTGAGAAAGCGTGATCTTATCATCATCGCTTGTCGGCAAATCATCCCTGCTTGATTGGTCAATGATAATGGCTAGGCACTCATTAAGCTCGTCCTGTGTTGCCCTTACTGTTTTAAACCAACGGTCAACGTCTTGCCCTGAAACAAGGTATAAATCATCGTCCCTGTGTGCCATCGCGTAGGCAAGTGCGTATGTGGCATTATCGAAATGCTTTCCTGTATCACTGAACCATGTACCGCTATGAATGGTCAACGGCCAAAAGAACACATTACCGCACTTGATAGGCTTTCCACGCGCCAATGACACGCGCTTGGATGGTGTTTCGATTTCCCATGCAAGCGCGTTAATGGCGATAATATCAGAGTCCGAGAGCGTCACGCCTTGTGCGCGTAACGCCTCGATCTCTGCCTCCGCTTGACTCGAAAGTGTGCGGTAGTTCTTCATGTGGTTTTATGCCGATACGCGAGTCAATGAGGTTGCAGGGTCAGCGAGCGTTGCGCTTGCCGATCCAGTCCAGTACTCGTTTGGAGCTTTGGACGTTGCAGGGTTGGCAATGTTGCTCCACAGGAAGCCTGTCGTTGCGTCAAGCGTCCACGGTTGCAGGAATTGAGCCAACTCTGCGAACGCCACAAAGTCAGCACTCATTGAACCGTCTGCGCCATGAATTGAAAACGAGACTGGCAAACCTTCACCGTCTGTCGTTTCCGAGAAGTTAACCGTGAAGTCGAGTCCGCTTCCAGTACACTTGCAATCTGCCTCAGTTGAGAATCCATGACCGCCAGCACCGCCACCGCCAAACTCTTGTGCTACCTTTCGACCTGTAACGCTAATAGAAGGTAATGCCCATTTATTGAGTTTGCCAGTTGGAGCGGCTTCTAACACCTTGCCGACATTACCAGTGATTGACAGAGTAGGCCAGCCACCGTTTGAAGTTTTGATTGAAATGCCAGTGATGTTTGTTCCGCTCGTTGCTGTTGCGCCCAAGAATAACAGAGCGGTATTAAGTGTTCCACTGGTTACCTCAAATTCAGAAGTAGCCTCGAATTGGGTTATAGCTGCTCCGTAAATTGACTTGGCGCATACGTCTCCGTATTCATCACTTGCAATGCTCGTTCCCTTTGCAATCGGTGTGCGAGTTGACCCTTTAATCTTCAGAATATCAGCAAGCGTCCCTCCACCGTCCACGATTGCCAAAATGCCGAAAATGTCATCTGTACTTTTTACTGCCCACGGTTTTACATCTGCCATAGTTTTTTCCTCTTGTTAAAAGTCAGCCCGACTATAGGCAATGACTAAAGTTAATCCAACATACGTCCGACCCTCTCCGTCCTCATCTGGTGGTGTAGGGTCGCCAATATACAGCCCACCGATAGAAACAGCGCACTCGCTTTCGATTGAAGCCACCAAGTCAGCGTACAGGCCTGTGGTTGCGTTTGAGCGGTGTTGTGCGTACAAAGTATCAATGCACTCTTGGGTCGCTTGCTCAATCGAATTTAGGACGCTGTGCGATTGATCGTCAGCAAGCTTGGTGTAGATTGTTAATGCGACTTCACACATGAGCGTAACTGCGTTTGCTTGGTCAAGCCGTGGAGGGGACGCTTTAACGTCAATGCAAGGAAAAGAGCGGTCGTTATCTTCGTCCCACTTTTCATCCTTTTGAAGGTTGCGCCATGAACGGATAAGAGTTTCAGCCCCTACGCCGTAAGAACGGAGAGCATCAACGGTTGCCGATTCGATTGTTTTTGGGATGTTCATTGCGTTTTAATCTCGTGAAGTCCTAGTAATTCGTCAACCTTCCATTTGAAACTCTCTGCACCATCGCGTATTGCTTGGTCAATAGATGATGTGCCACCTTTAAGAGCGTCAGTAATATAACCAAGCCTATTGTGAATGGTTAAGTTGTCTCCCATCCATGAAATTGATCCTACATTAACAACACGCCCTCCAAATCTTTCACTTACACCACCTCCACGCTTTGACCGCTTCTTCATCCAATTCCATGACTTTTTCGCAAGTCCAGCCATGCGGATAAAAGCAAGATACGAATTTTTGGCAATCTGGTATTTTGTCATTGCGGAATAAGCTCTCTCTGAAACAACATTTCCTGTACTTATAAATCTCACTAGAGCATTGTTGTTTCTTCCAATGAAGTGAACAACTGGCACATCTTTGTCAAAATCAATAGGGAAAAATACCTCTTTTGCTTTTCCATTTAATACGCGCCAAATCATAACGCCTTTTGTTCGTATCTTCTTGCCTCTAACCTTGCGACCTTTAGCGTTTATACCACCGCCAACGTCCGTGACTTGCGTTACGATCTTTCTCTTTTTTGGAGAAACTTTTGTCTGTGCTCCGAGCGATCTTAAAATAGTAACGCCTGCCCACTCTGTTGCTTCTCTTGCCGACTTCTTTCCGGCTACCTCCAAGCGTTTAATGTCATTGACGATAGACTGAACGCTCGCATTATCTATTGACATGGTGATCATTGGTTCACCGCCTCAAAAGTGAATGTTACGAAATTGAGTGAGTTACCTTTTGAGAGTAACCGCGCCTTTGTAACGATGCCTTGTGAATCGGTAATCGTTACGGAGTCGCCTAAATTCATACCGCTTGCTAAGATGTTAGCTTCTAAAATGTCAAACGTGCTTGCCGTTGCGTCAAGTGCGCCTAATGCCGAATTGTCGCGCATGATATAGCCCTGCGTAAATATGACAGTCACCGAATCACCATTGCTATTGACTAGCGTTCCTGTAAGCTCTGGCAGTGAGGTCATAAGTCCGTTTACTGCGCCTGTTATATCTGTTAGAAGTGACATAGGTTTAAAAGACTCCCCCACCATCTGCATGGGGGAATGGTTTAGTTGTTTACTCTGCTTTCATCGGTGCGACAAACAAAGCAGACACAGGAATGTATGCGTCTGCCATTGTGGTCGTATAAATAACGCGGATATACTTGTGCAAACGTGCCGTATCAATCGGGTACGTTTGAATGTTGACTGTGTCCGCCGTGTTGGTCGTACAGGTCTCGGTCAATACGCCAGCTGTTCCAGCCAAATTTGTAACCGTTGTAGGGTTAGCAAAGTTGCTTGCCGTGCTGTGCTGAAGCGTAACCGTGATCGTGTTGGTCATTGCGCTTGATGTCGCAGTTTCAACTACCAACGCCGCATTACCTTTATAGTTTGCGATATCAATAGTGTCACCTGTAACGCTCAAGTTTGTTGAGACATTCGGAGGCAACATCTGAACATACTTCATTTGATTAGCATCTGCCGCATATACGCCAGCTGATAACATAATCGAAACTAAAAAACCGTTAAACTTATTCATTGATAATCCTTTCGTGATTGTTTTGGTTAGGGAAGCGAGTGAACGTCCTCGCTTATTCATTACCAACTAGAGACTAGCTTGTGACGGCCAGATCATAGGCCAACGCTTGACCGTTGCGAACCATGATATCAACATCCTGCAATCCGACCAAACGCAGACCGCCAGAGCTTGACAGTGTTGCGGTATCTGCCGTAATGTCAAGACCATTACCCCACACGCCAACGGTTACGGTATTCCAGTTACCAAACCACAGCGAATTGGCAGGCACGTCCTCGGTAGTAAGGAAGTCACGGCCAATCAGCTTGTTAGTCGCGGCATCCAGAGCGAGAGGAGACCCTGCTCCGTTCGTTGCGGTTGCCGCCAACTTAGCCCACACTTCACCAGTACCAATCCACTTTTGATTGTCTGCCATTGCGTTATCAGCCATGATTGCACCGATAAAGCCGAGCAGTTCAGCATAGGTTGGCGTCCCTGTCGTTACACTAACGTCATTAATACCTGTCGCGTTGGTGATTGCACTCGGCTGTCCATCTGCGCCAGTTCCTGCGAACGTAGCGATCTGGATTGTGCGGATAATGCGCTCCATGATTTCATCACGGACGAGCATTTCAGCGGACGGCGTGGACTGTTGCAGAAGCTTACGGCTAATGTCAACCAACACACCGCAAGTGTGAGGAGTGCCAGTCACTTGACCCATCGTAGGCTGTGAACCAGTGATATCACCAGCTTCAGCAACCCAGTAACCAGTTGCGCCAGCGGTCATCTTTGGAATTGCGACATTGCCGACCAAACCAGTCATGAAGCGAACACCAGCCGCACCGAGGACTGATTGAGTACGGAGCAAGTCGATGAAGTCATTCGCCATTAGGTCAGTCGAGACCGAAGCCGAAGACGTACCAGCAACCGTGAATGCACGTTTACCAAGTGCGCTAAACGGAACAATGATACCGCTTGCCGATTTGCCACGCTGTTTAGCCAGCTCTTCAGACACTTCACGTTCGAAACCAGCGTCGACCGACTTGTCACCACCGATTGCGCGGAGAGCCTTCATAACGCTATACTGGCGCATTTCCTTATTAGGAACGTCAATCACAGGTGCAACCGTCCGCTGTGCCACAGGGTCAACCTTTGCAGGTGCGACCACCTTGAGACTCTGAATCTGTGCGCGTTGCGATACGATAATCGCATCATTCAATGCACGCTCGGCGGCTTCAAAAGTCTCTGCCGTTTCCATAATTCCAGCCAGCTTGTCACTGACTCCGTTTTCGTTTGCACGCTTTGCAAGTTCTGCCATCTGTTTAGGGTTCATAATAACCTCTTCCTTTCGTTTGCCTTCATCGTTTGAAGGGCTTTGTTTAATGTTCAATTCACGGCCTACACCGACACTTGTGTCCGCTGGGACGTTCACAAAGGAAACCTCATAAGGAGTCCAATCAGTACACCGTACCACGGGTATACCGTCTTTTTCTCCGTCGAGTTTATAGCTTTCAGGATTGCAAATGTATCCAACACTTGTATTCCTGCGTAGCCCCTTCATTGCATCCTGCGCTATCTCTTGCGCCCGTTCACCGCAACAAAATTCTGCAATACCGCCAAGCTTCTTTCCATCTAGAGACACTTTGCGGATAAGTCCTATTTGGTCGCCCCAGTGTGTATCCTGAATAATCAAGCCGTCTTTCATACGCGACATATTCACGCTCGAAGGTGAATGGTCAAGAATCTCATAGACTCTCTGATATTCGCCATTATACCGTGCGTATGTCAATACAGGCTCTTCACTGGACGCAGACATATACAGCCCTTTGACAGGCTCTTTGCCTTCCTCGTTAATCTCTCGAATCTCGAAGACGCAATCACGGAAGGTCAGGCCGTCCTTATTGCGCTCTTCATTTTGCTTCTGTTTGTTTTTCATCTGCTTTTACCTCCAAAGATGTTCCCTTTTTGATTTCGTCATCACGTTTAATCTGGTCAACCGTGTCCTCAAAGTCGCCACCAAAGTCCTCGGCAATCTGCGTGTCGCTCTTCCATCCGTGAAGCCTTGCGACTTCGTTGGCTCGCATATCACGCATCGGGTCAACCCATCCCCAACGGCGACCACGGAAGTAATGCTCCTTAAACTTCCAAAACTTCATAATCATGAAACCACCGCTCACCTCATTAGCCAAGAATGAGCGCATCCAAGCGAGATAAACAGGAGTTTTGCATTGACCCATATAGCGGTCTTGCATGGTCATCCACATATCACGCTCTGATAACGTGCCTTGACGGACTGACGAATAGGAAACGCCAGCCCAATCGTTGGAGAAATTCGCGTGTTCAACATTGACACCGCTTGCAATGTCTTTCAGCATCGTAGCCTTGAACGGAACTAACTGCATATTCGGGTGCTGTGGCGTATTCGTTTTGCGCGTCCATCCAGCAGGCAGAATCTCCGACATTCCTGCCTCTTTTTCCTGCATATAGGTGTTCGCCATTGCCGAACCTTCAGCTGTGGTCAAGTCAATGAAAGTCTCTGGGTTATTATTCGTTGACTCATAACTGTGAACAGTACACGCCTCATCCTTTGCGGCGACTAGCTCTGCAATGTCCAGCTCATCCAACATTTTGAGCTTCTTTAGGATTGCATGGGATAGCGGTATGCCTCTTGTCTGGTCTTCCTCTTCTTGCGTGTAACCGTGAATCATGCTTTCGGCTTGGTCTTTTTCTGGGTCAAATGCAGGAATACGGCGCATATTTCCGAGAGCCGTTGAAACGCTTGAATATTCCTTAGTCGTTTGAACGTAATACGCAACTGGAGCCATCGTGTTAGCGTCCAACTCTACACCGCCACGGACAGGATTTCCGTTGCTTGCTGTTGCACGGTAGCGACTATCACAAGCGTCTGGACGAATAACGCGCAAGCTAATCCCATAAGGGTTGGGTTGACCGCGATAAATGATAATGAAATACTCGCCATCACGCGCCCAGTTCTTGACGCACATTCTGTCAATCTCGACTAATGTCTTGCGCCCAGTAGCGTCACACCATTTCGGATTGTTTGCCCACTTCCAAAAGTGATCCTCGAAATAACGAGCCGCAGAGGTGTCTAGCTTGTAATCCTTTTGACCTGCCACGCCATCGTACGGTGTGCTTTTCAGTTTGAAGCCGTCACCTACCACGTTAGTTTCAAAGAGCGAAACAAACCGCTTCATGTGTGCGCTGTTCTTATACATCTCACGCGAACGTGCTACGATTGTGCGCTGTTGACTTTCAATCTCTTGGTTATCAAATCCTTTGTCGAATGTCCAAGGGCGCAAAATACGCGACATTTCAGCCGCCGAAAATGACCTCACGCCAAAGTTAAATGGCGACTTCCTATTTTTGCGCTTCAAAAAGTCAAACATTAGTTGAACCTCGTTAACAGGACTACGCGACCACCGCCGTAACCGTTGCCAGTTTCTTTAGCGATTTCGCGCTTGTAATAATCACGCAACATTTCAAGCTCTTTAAAATCCTTGTAATCAATTCGGATTGTCCCGACACTGATTGAGCGGTTGGGATTTGAGGCGTATGACAGAATTGCGGCCTCAACTGCGGCGAGTGCGGCTGTGTATTGGCTCGTTGCAATCGGTGACGCTTCAACCGTAATCGTACCAGAATCAATAACCGTCACTGCGCCAGACGTTGAATTTGTTAGATAGGCCGCATAGCGAACTATGCCTCGCCCCCATAGTAGCGTCTGTGCGCCAGTGACCGTTAAAGCCCAAACAGTCGTACCAGTACACGCGACTTCGATAGGTGTAGGCTGACTTGAAAATTTATAGACAAGCGTGTAACCTGTAACCGTTACTGTGCTTGGGAGAGTCTTATTGATTGACTCGCCTTGAATTAAATCAGATGGTAAAATAGATAAAGTACTTGCCATGGCCATATATTAAGCACAAGGCAAGTAATTTGTAAAGGGGTCTAAATGTACCTAGTTGCGACTATTGCAACTCGCTTTTTTCATAGTCCTTAATTACTTCAGCACCTTTGCAAAGTAATTCTTTTTCGCGCTCGGTCATTGGCCGTCCTGCTCCTAAAAGCAGATTGCATTTACTACACCGCCTATATTCAACAATCTTACAGCGCACTGGGTCAATATGCCGACCGCTATCACAGCGCGTATTATGTCCACACTCTGGGCATATCGTTGGCATTGAGGCAGGAATATACCGCCTTGGATTGCACACTCGCCTTGGTTGCTCAATCACAGGGTCACGGTTTTCCACAACAGGGTCACGCACACATACCATCGGCTTATGGCGCGGATTGTCTGCTATCTGTTGTTTCGGCGGTCTGCCTCTGCGTTTCTGTTCTTCCATTATTTTATCTCCTTTACGTTTTCACATTCACAAAAACGATTAATCGAATGATTAAACATTTCCCTTAATAGCTTTAGTCTGTTTTGTGCTTTAAGCAAAAACGGACTAACAATGTGCGATACATACGCCTTTTTTCCGTTATCGCACATAAACAAATATGATACTCTTTTGGCAGAAAAACCAACAATATCATCGGCCTTTTCTATATGCCATGTTTCCATTCTACCTCCTACTTGACGGCCTAAACACAGGTGCGACCCGTGGTGAAGCCTTTTGTTTTACTGACTCTATTCCTATTCCCTGCATATCTGCAATCAGATAGCAGATATTCAAAGCGTCTGACAAATCGTTTTTACCTGCCGACTTCTCAAAGTCGAAAATCATTCGACCGTTTAGCTCGACCTTTCCGCGCAACTTTTCACGGCAAATATGCTCTGCGAACTCGTGGTGTGATCCCTGTGGTAATGTGATACCACCTGCCGCCCCTGTTTCGCAAGTGAAAGCACGTTGCATAATTTCGCGCCAATAGTCCGAGTTCCAAAGCACCCATTCGGTCGAACCGTAAACAGGGTCACGGTCACGGCATAGAAGCCATGATTGATCGTTACCTCTGCGCCTAATCGTTTCATTACGAGCAGATATACGCGCAGACTTTCCGCTTCGTCCGTATGTTACTACAACCGCCATTTCGGGATGCTTGCGATTCCATTCATATGCGAACCGCTTAGCAACCGTTGACTGCGCTCCACCGCCATCTATTCCCCATTGACGAGCCTTTGATGGATAACCAAGCAACTGTTCGCCATGTTTCCAAAGCGCACCAAATATGATCTGTTGTTTTTGCGTGTCGCTCATCTCGTCGTTAGTCGGCAAAGGTGCGTCAGTATACTTGCCGTACCATAGAACCGCACCTGTCCTGTCCTTTCCGAACGCTGTCACAACCGTTGACAAGGCGTAGGAAGGGTTAATATCAGTTCCGCACACGATAAGCTCCGACCACTCTGGCACTTGGAAGGCTTGGCGGTCTGACTTGCGCGATAGGATAACCTCTGGTGATATAGAATAAACGTCAACGCCTTCGATTAGTGGGTCGTTTTGATACTCGCTATAGAAAGCCTTTTTACCAAATCGGAAATAAGCAATCATCGCAGACTGAAAAGCGTCTATTTCCTGTTTCTTTTTGTCGTACCTGTCATTCCACGACACGACCATTCCCTTTGTCATTACCTCTTTGTTCTCTAAATAATACTTGTTTCTCTCGTTGCGTCCTTGATTTCTTATCTCGTTCCACTCAAGCCAATGCCTGTACGTTTCAGACTTATCATCCTCCCATCCATCTGGCCACGAAAGGACGCGAGCAATGCGGACAGATTTAAAGTCTGGGTGTTTAAGGAAGTATTCAGAGACGTCATTTCTGTATTTAACCGTGCAAGCGTTAAAGACGGTCAATGCCGTATCTGGGCCAGACAAGCAGAACCACTCGCTTTCAAGCGTGTCGATTGTGTCTTGGACGGCTTCTGTATTATCTGCTCTCTTTGCGTCCTGTGCATCGTCTAGCATTAGAAGGTCTGGGCGTATAATCTCACCGCTTCTAAGTGTGATCTGCGTTCCTTTAATGTCACCGTTGACAGATGCAGTCATGATTGCACCAAGCGAGTCTGGAAGAACTATCTGCTTGTCTGCCGCAGAAACCTCCGCACCGATATACTCACCTGTGTCTGCCCACCGTAGATTCTTTAGTTTTGCCGTGTTTGTGCTTATCTCGAATGGCTGTAAATATTCTGGGTAGTCTCGAGCAAGCGGTGATCCACGCTCTGATATAAACTTGACCCATGCTCTAAAGTGCTGACTTGAATTGCGAGCAGTCCACGGAGCTACCAACGGAAACCTTATCCGATTAGTCAGTAGAAGGTATAGCGCAACACCGCGCAGGATTGCGCTCTTGCCATCACCGCGTGGGGCAGCCACAACCATACCACTTCCAGTCTCTGCGCTTGCTATGGCGTTCCTAATCATTGCCTTGTGCGATTCTGCCCAGTCCATGCGGAATGCCTGCGCCATGTAGAATTTTAACCATGCCTCTGGGTCTTGCTCTAACCTTTCACGCCTAGCCATGTCCTCGCAATCCCTGCGCTCGACTCTGTTATGTTGCGACCGCTGTCCTGCCTTCTTCTCGGCCTCGCTGTGATACTTTCTCTTTGAGGCTTTGAAGTTATGCTCTTCGATTGCGGTTGGTTTGCGTCCGTGGATTTTAAACCAATACTCACGAAAGGCTGGCAGGTTGAGCGTCTTTATTTGTTCTGATATTTCCATTATTCTACACGCTTAATTTCGAGTGATGGGAATGCGTCTTTCATGCGTTGCAGGATAACAGCGCAATAGTTCGGTGTTATTTCCATTCCGTAGCACTTGCGGTGGAGGTTTTCGCAAGCGACCATTGTTGTTCCAGAACCGAGAAACAGATCGCCAATAATCCATCCTTGCTTTGAGCTATTATTTATCGCCCTTTCAACAAGAGCTACTGGTTTCATTGTTGGATGGTCTTCGGATTTCTTTGGCCTATCAATCTCCCACACATCATCTTGTTTTCTGTCCTCAACTCTTAGACGTTCTTTTGCTCCTTCTTTCCATCCATATAATATCGTTTCATGCCTAGAGTGATAATCTTTTGCCGATAAAACCAAACTGTCTTTAACCCAAATGATGAAACTTGCCCACTTTCCACCACAATCTCTAAAGGTTGATTGCATATGTCCAAGCTCCTTGTCTGACATAGATATATAAATATTACCATCCGTCATTCTAAAAATAGACTTCATATATCCAACAACAAACTTATTCCAGTCAGAGTCTGACATTTTATCATTTACAATTGTTCTAATTTTATGCGATGGATGATTTTCGTTTGCACCATAATCAACATTGTATGGTGGGTCTGTGAAAACCATGCTTGCCTTTTCTCCCATCATTAACTTATCAACATCATTATTATTTGTGCTATCACCACACATCAATCTGTGATTTCCTATCGTCCAAACGTCTCCGACTTTAACCTGCCAGACCTTGTTTAGCTCATCTGCATTATCAATCTGTGGTTCTGCGTCCGCTTCTCCGTCCTCTTGCTTGAGTATCTCGCTTAACGCCTGCTCAGTGAATCCAGTTAAGTCCATATCAATCTCACTTGCTGTCAGCTCAGTCAATAGTTCCTTGAGTTGCGATTCGTCAAGCTCGGCAAGTTCGGCAATCTTGTTGTCGGCTATCAAATAAGCGTTCTCTTCGTCTTGCGAGTTGAATGACTGGAAGTCAACTGGGACGGTTTGAAGTGATAATAGTTTAGCGGCCTCCAAACGAGCGTGGCCTGCAACAATCTTTCCAGACAACTTGCTGACGATGATCGGGTGACGCCAACCCAAAGCACGTATGTTTTTAGCAAGCAAGGCGATCTGCTCGTCTGGGTGCTTGTTGTAATTACGTGGGTTTGGATTAAGCTCTTGTATTGCAGTCAGTTGTGAATAACTGCAATGGATTGGAATGTCTGCAGATAAGTCAACTTTGCTCTTCTTTTCCTTCATTTTGATTTCCTTTCGTTTCATAAATCGGGGACTAGTTTTGTTTCAAAGACTTCGTCAAAAGGGGTATCCCACCTACATGGCTGGAAGGCCCCTGCGACATCCTGCAATACCATGCCTATCATAAACGCTTGTATACATACAATCTTTATCCATTCTCTTACTTCCTAACTCCTTACCATTCAAACAACTATACAATCAATCGCCCATACTGTCAATCGTTTAACCGTATTTAAAGTTTGACAACCTTAAAAATCTCTTGCTATAATTCAGCCTTGAGCTAATTACCCATCGGTTGCTTGCAATCCGATTGGGTCATTGCTCAACACTCCTTGCTTCATTTGTTCATGCTCCATTACGTTTGCCGCTTTAACCATCGGACTAACGCCACGCTCCTGTCTGCGCTTCTCCCTGTTTGCTAGGTTGCGCTTCATGTGCGCAGCAGACCTGCATACCTTATCACAGTACAGCCTTGGAGTGCCTTTACCATCATCGTACTGAACGAACGGAAGTCCACACGCTTTACATAGTGCTATCATGGTTGATTTCCTTTCGGCTTTTTTAGAAGTCCCATTGAGTGAAGAGCGTTTACTGCATTAAATGAACACTTCAACGCCTCTGGGTGTGCGTCATACCATTCGTCAATCCATCCTGCTACCATCTTGCGAGTGCTAAACAGTATCATTCCATCACCTGCCATCCGCTCATCCTGCTCCTGTACCTTCCTCTGTAACGCCTGCATCTCCGTGCGGTACTGCTTAATCACGGCCTGCTGGTTCTTTATCTGTTCAGCCTTGCAAGCGTTGGCCTTGTCTAGCGCCTCAATCGTGCCATTGACATCGCGTGTCGGTACGCTCGCCTGTGCCTCTAGGAGCGTGGCTATGCGCTGTTCAAGCTCGCTTACCTCGTTATGTTTGAGCTTCAGCATTGCAGAGTGCGCTTGATTGACGTTTGTTAGTGTATCAATCGTCTCGTCCTTCTCTGCGATTATACGCGTATACTCAACGATTGCGCGGTCACATCCTTTTATTGTTTCCTTTAGGTTATCAATGCATCTTTGTTGCTCGCTGTTTGTCTGATTGTGAATGGATATAAGTCCGTCAAAACCTTTGATGGTTTTTTTGAGGTCTGCTATCCTATCATCTTTTTCTTTCAGCTTCGTTTCTGCAACATCTTGAACAATCTGAAACGCTTTCTCGATGTCTTGCTTGCTTACGCTCATTCCACCACCTCCTTAATCGTTGCTTCGTACATCATTCCGCTTGACGGTTTCAACTCTAACTCACCGCTAGCTTGCATAGCCGTTGCCACGCTTGCACGGTGCTTGTTTGCGGTAATCCAGTTGAATGATACAAGGTTTCCTTTGCGGACGTTCTCAAGTATCTCCTTGCGCCTTCCTGCGTTTGTGCGGAGGTCGTTACTCATGACTTACCGCCTTTCTTCTCCATCGCTTCCTTGATGGCGATGAGTTGCTTACGTTCTTCCTTTGTTATAAAAGGATACTCGACAAAATAGATAAACTTACCACCACAATTTTCTCCAGTTTTTGCCGACTTCAGCAACGCCTTGAGCAACCGCTCGTGCTTCGTTGGACGCTTCGCCACCTTGCGCTTGTTCTTTCGAGGGCATATTGTGGCGTATGGTTCATCGTTTTCACCGCTTACACATCGAGCGCAATTTTGAGCCATAGTGTGATCGTTGAAACGGCATGACGTGTTTGTGCAGTCTGAATCACCATCAGCCACCTTGCGCTTGGCTGGCAGAGGGAAGAAGGCTTCTATCTTTGTCCAGTAACCATTGAAAATATTACGATCCCATCCATCTCCTTTTGTTCCTGCCTCGTTGTTTTTGATTCCTGTTATAACATGAGGAATTTTATATCCAAATCGTGATTCTCTCTCATACCGTACCCTCTGACCTACCGTGACCTCGCTTGCCTTCGTGACAGTCAGCCACTCGCCTTTGATTCCGTCTATTGTTTCGATGTTGTTCATTTCGTTAGTCCTTTCTACTTTGCAAATTCAAATTCAGTATCATTAATTTCGCCTAATACCCACATAAGAGCTTCTTCGACTCCTTGCTCGTATGTCATACCTTGAAAGTTTGATTCATTTGTATTCACTTTTGAAAGTGCGCCATTAATATCTGATTCACATTTCATTCCGCACCGCCTTTCTGCTGTTCGAGTTCTGTAAACATAAAACGATTTAGTTTTGGTATTCCAAATTCCTTGATTCGGCATGACGGACAAACATCTCGAAAAGATGGGTCTAGTTTTTCGTCATACGGCATATAGTTTCCGCATTTCTTACAGCTCATACCTTACTCGCTTTCTTGTCCATCGCTTGCTTGATGGCGACCAACTGACTTCCGATTGTCTTAGATACTCCATTGCAGTTGCCGTTTACATATCCAGTTTTGTCAACAACAACAGCTAACAACATCGCCTCCAGCAGTCGCCTATCTCGTGACTTGCGCGGACGTGTGCGCTTAGGTGCTGATGGCTTATCAGTAAAGTAGCCACCTCCACAATCGGCCTTTCTGCACATTAGCGAACCCCTTAAACAGCATCTTTCACATCTAAACAGTGACCGTGTTTTTACAAACTTAATCATTTGCACCACCCTTTCACCGCTTTGACCAACATTCCGAGCGCGAAACGGATTGACGGATGGTTGATTTGATTGAGTAGATAAGCGTTTGCCATTTCAAGTTTAACGGCATGACATTCTAAAGCGTGATGATCCATACGTAAAATGGTAAGGTCGTTCACGTAATCCTCTTTGAACTTGCGCACCCTTGAAGGTTTGCGCGGCTGAACTGAATCGGTTAATGCTGTAATTTCTTCTGAACTCATGTTAAACTCCTAGGTTAAGTGTTATGTTTACGCTGTGATATACCTTGGAAACTCTTCCTGTGTGATCTTGAAGTTTAGCGCAAACGTCTTGACATTCGACAACCAGTAAACCTGTTTCAAGTTCGAGACGGTGTATAATAACCTCAATCTCTCCCTCGGCTTGTTTTCGCGCCATAATTGCGCTTGATTGCTTTCCATCACTCATAGGTTGAACTCCTTGTTAGTTTTGAATTGTTAATAATTTATCATAACCGTCTGGCGATTTCAATAACTGTTTCACTATTCCTCACAATTCTTTTCAACGGTTGTCCCACCGTTCACAATGTCAGCCGAATAGGTGATCTCGTTCACGTCCATCCGAATTTGCATACCGAGCCGATAGGTCGTTGTCTCGCTCGCAAATGCGTCTATAAAGTCGCTGTATGAGATATGTACGACAGTTTGTAACCCGATTGACAGGCGAGTGACCGAAAGAGCTGTCATCTGTTCGCGTGTCCGTTTGGTCAGTTGCTCGATTGAGTGTTGGGTGATCATGTGGACTCCTTATCTGTTGGTTGGTCAAATAAACAAGACGGCTTTTCATTCCATCTTAGTTTCATGTTTTCATCTATTACTTTTACAACTTGTTCAGCGAGCGCACAGGCAATCATCTTTATTCTTGTTTCTTCGTCATAACCATTAATTGAGCAAATCATAGTTGCGTAGTTCCATAAGTTTACATTTTGACGCGCCCACATATCGAACTGCTCAAAACCAGATATACCGTATCCATCACCCTTTGCATTTTCAACCATTATCAATTTCGGTGATTCAATCATAACACCTCCCTGCCAGTTTTTGCGAGACTGGCAAACTCGGTTGGTTGGTGGTTTACTTTCCTAATTTTGAGTTGCTACTCGGCTTCAATCCGAAAGCCGTTAGATGTTTCGCACAATCAGACTTTGCCTCTTCAACCGTTGCGTATGAGATAAACCGCTCGCATGGGTCAAACCGTACAGCCTGCCCAAAGTTTACCCATCCATTAGGCATAAAGTACGCATGATACTTATTTCCGTAAACTGGTATATGAAATGCCCTGCATCCGTTGACGTAACCGATAAGGCTTTTTGTCTCTTGGTCGGTCGGTAATTCGCTGGCCTTCCAGTCGATCGCATATTCAAGTTTTAGTTCGTCCATTTTTATACCCCTAACGTCATTTGTGCGGTTTCACGTTTGACACGTTCAACGCTCGCTTGGAAGTAATCCGCATCTAATTCTGACGCAGTTAAATGATAGCCTGCGTAGTGACAGGCGATTGCACTACTGAATGAGCCACCGTGCGTGTCCAGAATGTTATCGCCTTCCTTTGCATAGTTTGCAAGAAGCCAGCGGTATAGGGCGACTGGTTTTTGTGTTGGATGACATCTAACTTGGTTCATCGGTGTTATTTCGACAACCTTAGCAACAGTTCCAAGACCTTCTGATAGGCTAGCAACCTCACACATTGACATTGTAAAGTTTTCTGGAATAGGAATTTTACGCCAAACAACAAAACCTTTCCATTGAGGAAGCTGGAAGTTATTTGCGCCCCAAATAATCTGATTTTCAGAAACACGCTTTAACTCATTCCAGTATTCTTTTGATGGTCTACCTTCAAGAGACTTCATGCTTCCATTTGCTCGCATATCTTTTGTTGGCTGGTTTGTATCACGATATGGAGGATCGACAATCGCCAGCTTGAAATGCTTGTCTGGATATTGCGCCATTAAATCCATGCAGTCCATGTTCCGAAGGTCAAGTAAATCCGTTTTATAAGTGTCCATTTTGTCCTTTCGCGTGTAACCGCCATACAATCGCCCGTGTTGCGTCCGTCCATCCGTTAAGGTGTTTGTACGTCTTTACGGCTGGCGTTCGTCCTAATCGCTGTATGGCCTATTGGTTGCGCCTAAATCGCCCCATCCTGTTTTCTTGCCGTTCTTTTTGTCGTTTTTACCGCTTTCAGATTCCTTTTTACTCTTTTCTAGTCTGTCTTTTCTGTCGAGAACCTTACAACGTGCCTTTACTTTTAACAGTTCTAAATCTGGTATTACAAACGACTCTTCCAGCAGTCCTTGCTCTTTTAACCAGTTGACACCATCAGCGGTTTTATTCGGTGTCAAATTGTGGTTTTTCATTACGGCTCGGTAATGGTAGCAAAATTGCTCCAAGTTTGCGACTTCATAGAAAAACTCTTGATTCGGTATTGTTGCTTGACGGATTGACTCTGCAAGCCTCATAAGGTCAAACATAACTCTGCGTGGCAAAGAACCGTCAACTCCGACAGCGTTAAGTCGTGCGTATGTCTCGCTGATCTCGCTTTCAGTCATTACGCCTTTTAGAATGTCTCTAGCCGTTGTTTCCATGTTGCTTCCTTTCTGCGAACTTATCAGCGTTGGCTTTCCATGTGTGCATCCTCAAATTGATATCCCATGTCTTCTGGAGTTGAAACTTCATCTTTCCTTTTGTGTTAGGTTCAACCCAATAACGGCAGAAACCTATCGCCTCTTCTTCGTCAAGTATTCCTTCGCTTAAAGTCTGGCATTGGTTTACAAACTCTTCTTTGGTCAAATCTTTAAAAGTTTTTGTTTTTGTAGGTTCGCAAGAACCGACAATATTATCTTTCTTTTTTGTAATTGTAGATGTAGATGTAGATGTAATAGTAGATGTAGATGTAATGTTGCCATTTGGTTGGTGCGGTGGTTGAACCACCCTTGAACCACCCTTGCGAAGTTCTGCGCTCTTTTTACCACCTTCTGATGATTTTCTGCTCCATTCTGCCTGTTTTGACCTTTCATGCTCTAAACGGTCGTGCAGTAGCTTTCCATCGGTTTCATGTTGCTTGAACATTGCTTTAACGGTGGTTGCAAGGGTGGTTGAAGCACCCTTTGAAATCAAACGTGCTATCTGTGCGTCATCGTCTGGTATGCTACCGTGTAGCCAACAATAGCAAAGCAAGCGAATGTATGCGCCTTCCTCTTCAAGCGTCATCATCTGCACTCGTTGACTCGCTAGATAGTCAGCAGGATAAAATTGAAATGCTGGTGACTTAATCATTACGACCTTTCATAATAGGGAACGCCAGCAAGACATGAGAGTAGCGTAAGGACTCATTGCGAGTTGATTTACCGTCTTGCTGGCGTTCAAATTTTTCTATACATTGCATAATCATTAAACCTCACTTTACGGCTCTCACACCGTACCTAAATAAATTAGGTAATTCATACATTACCAAAACCGTCCTAAACAGTCAACCGCTAATTCGTTAAAACTTCATTTCCATCTGATCGCTACTTTCCAACGCCTTCTTTACGATAGGCCAGATGATCAAGTATTCATCCGTATCATCTCTTATCTGAAAGCCTGTCCTGCTGTACCATACCTTCTCACCACCGATTGCCCAACCGCCATTTAGACCGCTCCACTCTTCAATCTGTTGAACAGGCGAACAACCGTTTTTCCGTGATTCGCGAATAACGATTTCAACCGCAAGTGAGACTGCTTGTTCGCGTGTCATTGTACCACCTCCTTGATAATCAAGTTTTTAACAATTCCAATTTCATCGCCTATTTCATTACACCATAAAATAAGTGCTTCATCTGGTTTTGTTAGTAACTCGAAAAACCACTCTTTAGCTTCTTTGTCGCTGTCTCCGCTGTGAAATATTTCATCGTTATATTCTAAATCAATTTCGAGTTTAATCGTTTTCATTGCACCACCTCGATTCGTTTACCGCAGACAGGGCAGAATTTAAAGTCTTGAATGTCGCAATCAAAACCTAAGTGTGGATGTTCTGCGATATGCTGTTCATCACTTTTTTCTATTGTACGCCACTTGCACGTTTCATCTTTTGGCTTTTCCGTCACTACTTCACCTTGCGAATATACTACACCGCCACGGATTACAAGCTCTTCTGTCTCAATCGTGATTTTCATGTCCTTACCTCCATCCCGATTTTGCACACCCAACCGCAAGTAACAGCGTCCTTATAAACCATGACCGTACTTGGTTTGAGCGCACATTCATCTTCTAAGTTTACAATCGTTTCGATGATCTTGTATTGCGCTTCTTTAATCATAACCTCGTCTGATAGTCTTGGCATATCATCCTCCATTTCTTTTCTATCACGTTCGTTTGCTTCTTCTCTCAACCGTTCCTGCTCTTCTTCATATTCGCGGTTGAACTTGCGCTCTTCCGCTTCAATGGTTTTTTGGCTTTCGTGTGGGTCGTAGCACATTGTCTATGCCTCCGTTAAAATTCTGACTCTTACGTTTTCCATGCACCCATTTGTCCACCTGCTAACATCAACATAAACCGTGCTGATGTTTAAGCCGATTGACGGTTCTAGAGCTTTCAAAATATCTGCAATCTGGTTTTGCGCCATTTGTATTTTGCTCCTTGTAGTTTCGATGATTTTAATATCATCCCCAACTTGAAGCGAACCTACTGCGAATATTGAACCTTCCATTTACTTACCCTCCGTATTAATAATCCCCAACCGCATTGACGCACGGCCTAACAGCACAGCGTCCGACTCGTCATCTGATACCGTGATGCCATACGCCTTTTGAACTGTCGCAACAGATAACGCCTTCTTGCGCTCGGTTGTAGCTGGCCATGACAGTTTGAACTCTTCCTTGATTGCCCTGCGCCATTCCATGACGTTGACAACGTGCCATGCTTTCTTGTGTCCTGTGAATGCCAGATAGTCGATAATTGAATGGAAGTATTCACGATAACCAGATTGACTTTTTACGGCCGTGGCGAATTGTCCAAAACCTTCCTCGATTACAAACGCCTCTTGATCTTCAAACGCTCGCAAAAATAACTCCCATTTGCAATCGAAGACACGCCTAAAACCGTCACCGCATTCGACAAGCCACTTGCCTTTGCTACCCATAGCTCTAGCGGTTGCCGTTGCGACTAGCTTTCCGTCTTTCCAGTACGCAAGCCCTGTGCGGTTCGATGGGTCAATTGATAGCCAGTTCATTTAGCCTCCTGTGTTATTAAGCACTCAATGTTTACGGCTGGAAATATTGCTCCACTTCCATCGTGTAGAATTATTGCGTAAACAGCTTGTCTTATGTCTTGATGTTTTGCCAGTTTTTCAAACATGTTGGTTGTATGGTTAATAATGCTTTCACATTCAAACGGTGAGCCAACATAAAAACCGCCTTGAGTTGTTTTAACAGTCGTAAATGCCTTCATTTTCCCTCCTTCTCTGCCATCCGTTTGACCGTCTCATACAGTTCCGCGCTCGGTACGAACGCTCCACATCGTTTTGTCCCTTTGCACGTTTGAAAGGCTGAGCAGTGGTTACATCCAGCGGTTGCGATAATGGCGCGTAGTTTGTTTTTAAAGTCGTTCATAAGTTAATGCGTCCGTTTTTTAATTGAACGGACAAACAATTGATTGGTTGCTAAAATGGCAGACTTGTGTCTTGACCATCCGCTTGTTCGGTTACTTGTACGCCTGTCGCTTCAACTGGCGCGACGTTTGTATGTACGTCGATGCTTGCGAGCGTCAATGATGGATACCACTTTCCCTGCCATTCACGCGACCCGACATAAGCCACTACGGTGACATAATCACCGACCGCCAATGCCTGCACCTTATCGGACATTTTGCCGAACGCGGTAATCTGGTAGACCACTTCATCGGCCTTTCCATCGTAGCCGTCAATTGATGCCAGAATGTCAACCACGTAAAAAGGGTTTTTCTTCCCTTCCTTCTTTTGAATGTTGGCCACCTCGCCCACGATCTCACTTGTTTTCGGTTGCTTCATTTATTCAGTTTCCTTTCCTGCTTTAATCATTGCGTCTGCGATTAAAAACGACTCTCTTGCAAAATACTCTTTGTCGTTTTGTGAGTCTGGCGTATGGTTTGAAAGCAAGCCTTGCAACGCCATACCAGCGAACCATTCGCGCTTTGTGAGACCGATTTGACTGATTGCCACATCACCGACTTGACGCAATTGAGCGCAGACGGTTTCTGGTTCTTCTGCGTAGATACGATTCACGATAATTCGAGCTGTTGTAATTATTGAGTCAAGGTTTTTTTCCGAATGTCCAGATGGATTTACACCTGCCTCATCGTGTGTTTCATTTTGAGCAATATCCCTAATAAAGTCTAAATAGTCTCTTGTTTGCTTTGTCATTTTCTTTTCCTTTCATTCTTACTCATTCACGTCCGCAATTCGGATTGCCTTACCTGTGACCGACTTAGCCGACTCTTTGGTATACAGCACCACCTCTTTGCCGATATGTTCTGCGCTCGGTTCATTTCCGCACACCATAACGTATTGGCGCAGGATGCCAGCACGTTTGCCGAACGCATTTGTTTTCGGCAGTTGGATATACAGCGTTTTCCCTTGTTTGTCTTTTCGATCAAACGCAACATCGAACGCCTCTGTTTCGCCCGATTGACAGAATAACCGTGCGCCTTTAGGTGTGTCCCTAATTCCTGCAATCTTGAAGCGCATCTTTACGTCCTTAATATCCTCAGCATATAAGCATCTGAGGTTTGACCAGTTGATAATCTGCGGAGCTGTTGGCCGTGTTGCCAGTGGCTCTGTCGGTTGTGATGTTGTTTCTTCGCTCATACTATCTCCTTGTTTGTTTGTTAATCCTCAAAACTTCCGAATGGTATATCGCCTGTCATATCCAGAGTCTCTTTGTACCACTCTGGGAGCGTCTGCCTTGCGATATAATCACGAACGCCTGTGAATACGCCTGTCTCTTCGCACTCCCTATACCGTGTTGCGATCTCGATTGCCTTACGCAAGCCCTCCGCACACGCCTCATTATAAACGTCATCCACGGTTACGTCAAAGGGTGCGGACGTTTCGATGTTGATCTGATAGACCTTAGGACGTTTGCCGTTAATGACCTCCGCACCGAATTGATACCAACCGTATTGAATGTCATAGCCCATATTGACGAATTGACTACCGACCGAGCGCGGGGAAATGTCCGAGCATGTCTTAAGGTCAATAAAGTAACTGCCATCATCGGCAATTGCGTCAAAACGAGCCTTACACAAGCCCAATCCACCACGCTCCCAGGTTGCCGTCACTTCATACTTGCAACGTGCCAGCAGGTCTACAGCGTCTTTGTTTGCCATTACAGAGGTTTTAATTTCCTTTAGACTGTCGGCTTCCTCCGTTTTAAGGATTGGCCGTCCGTTGTATTTTGCTTTTATCTCTTTGAATTTTCCTGTTCTCCTGTCTTCATCAGTAATTACGGCATTACTCCAAAACATCGAATCGAGAAGCATTGAATGTATCAGCGTCCCCTTTGCCATCGCGCTAGACGGCTCGGAATGGCCTACAATCGCTTGCCTCATATGCTTCATGGACAAACGCCCTGCCTTAATAGCGGACGCGCTTAGACCGTGTAGCGAGGCGTATTGAGTGAATGGTAGGTCATAGATTAAACCATGCATTATTTCACCGCCTTCCAGTATGTGCCACAAGTGCCGAATTTTTGCGCTTCCTCATATCCGTTTTTGAAAGCGTCCTTTGTAACGACAACGTGATAAACAGTTATCGAAATGATAATGGAGCAGATGACCGCTCCTATCATTGACCAAAAGGTAATCCAAATTTTCTCTGTTCCGATTCCCATACTACTCATTTCCTTTCTTATTGAACTTGTGAACATTCGCATACTTGACCGACTCTCTGACCGCTAACGACATATTGCCGAAATAGTGGCGGTCTGTCATTTCGTTTAAGTCGTCAAATTCGTTTTTCGGCATTTCGAGGGACACTCGCGCCTTGTGATTCGGTTTGATCTTCTTTCTGATTGTGTTGCTCATACTGTTCCTTTCTTCAACTGTTCCGATGCGTTTGTGAGTGCTTGTAACTGGGTTTGAAAAGCCACCAATGAATATGATCTCTTTCTTCGTCTATCATTTGCGTCCATATATTCTTTGTTTTTTTGATACCAATCCTTCATGTATATTTTTTGCGAATCCCTTCTTAAAGAGTTATATTTTTTGTTTTTTTCCAGTATTGCACTTTTGTTTTTTAGATAATAGTATTTGCGTTTTTCTATTAGTTCTTCTTTGTTTTTTTCTCTATACATTTTCTGATAAGCGAGAGCCTTATCTTTATTTTTAAGATATTGCTTTTTCACATAACCAGCTACAGCATCTTTGTGTGTGTCTTGCCATTGCTTGACTCTTTTTCTATTATATTCTGAATTCTCCTCTCTCCACTTTTTGCTTTTAGCAAGAAGCTTTTCTCTATTATTTTTGTAATAGTTTTTTTTCCATGCTTCGTATTTGTCTTTGTCTCTTGGCATATCCTAACCCTCCATTCCCTGCTTTAAAACACTTGACGCATTTTTAAGTATCTGTAACTGAGATATAAACTTTGATCTATACCTATTTGAAACACTTTTTTTACAAGTAGCCAATACCTTCTCAGGATTTAGCATCTTGTATTTTTTTGTTCTTTCTGCTACAGCATTTTTATTTTTCCTAGCCCATTCAACTGCTTTAGCACTTAACCTATCTCTGTTTTTTTCTCCGTACTTTTTATTTGCAATCCTAATTGATTCCTTTGATACAATTCTTCTGATTCTGTCTTTTTCTCTTGCAACTTTTGGGTTTTCTTTTCTAAAAATTCTCATTTTTTCATTTATAGCATCTCTGTTTTCGTTTCTATATTTAGTTTTCCATGCCAATACCTTCTCTCGGTTTTTTGCTGTGTAATTTCTATACCACTCTAATGTTTTTTCATGATTTTCAATACGTCTTTGCCTTGCTCGTGCTTTTGCTTTTTCTTTGTCTTTGTAAGGCATGATATTAACCCTCCATCGCCCTCATTGCCGAAAGCATATCATTCCGAGTCATAACACACGGCTTGATAAACTCGATATTCTTTCCGATAATACGCCACGGGATTTTGCAAGCCTCCGTTGCTGTAACAGTTGGCTTTCTCATGCGCTCAATGTATAACCGTTGCTCGGCAGGTGTGCGGATGTGGTCTGTAGCGATACAGCGCATCATGGTTACAGGGTCAGCTTGTAAGATGTCCACCTGCACGGTGTCAAAGTCGCCCTTGCAGTTTTCAATTACAGCCGTGACTTTTCCAGCCACAATCTGCTTTTGTTGGTCAATCGGTAAGCGTGAAAACATCGAATGTTCTGCAAGCTCTGGAAGTAAGACACCGCGCCCGACCTTCTCTAAGCGCAGATACACGCTCGGAGTAACGCCCAACTTACGGAACTTATCACGCGCATCCGTGTCATTGTCGAGCAACCAGCAGACCAACTGGCCAGCCTCTAAAATGTTGCGCTTCATATCGCCCAACACGTTGCCCAACTTATCCCACGCCTGTTTGCTTGTCATTGTAACCTGTCCTTTAATCGTACTCATAATTTGAACTCCTTATCGTTTGTTTGTTCGTTTAACCGTTTACCTTACTTCACAATCTCGCACTCATAACCAATCGCTTTGCAGAACCGCCGTGCGCCTCGAATGGCGTGCGAGCGTTTGGAGTAGTACTCGCTTACAACTTGCAACCCTGCGACCTTCGTTTCAAAGAAGTACTTGCTTGATGGATATATCTTCACCTTCGCCACCTTGCGCTTGGCTGGCAGAGGGAAGAAGGCTTGGATGTTTGTCCAGTGGCCTTTATAAAATAAATAGTCTGTTCCGCTGTTAGGTTTTACGCCATCCCATGTGCTACACGTTTTATCTTTGTTTTTCTTGCTGATAAGCCGTATGTTTCCATATCCAGAATATGAGTGAAACACTCTATCCTCATACCTCACCCTCTGCCCGACCGTAACCTCGCTCGGCTTTGTAACCGTGCGCCACTCGCCTTTTACTCCGTCTATCGTTTCTTGTTCGTTATTCATTTCATTTGTCCTTTCGTTCCTAGTTAATATGCGCTGTCTTAAAAATCGCCCACACCATCAACACGGCAAAACCGACCGTGAATATTGCGACCAGATATTCGCACATTTGTTGACGGCGTTGCTCACGTTTTATCGCTCGCAGGTTAATACGGTCAAGGTATTCGGTTTCATTGCTCATTTAGTGATCTCCTTTTTCTTTTGGTCAAAGCGATTGATCTCGCTTTTGATATCGTTTGCGAACGGTTGCTCATGCGTAAATGCGAGCGCACAGAGTCCGTTAATCCGTCCGATCATTTCCTCAACTGCCAATCGGTAATCTAGCATTTGTGATTCGGTCATTTGAACTCCTATCCTGTTATCGTTTAAGTAACCTCGCCAGCGTGTTAATTGTGAGAATGTCTATTGAACAGTCTGCCACGCTGGCGAGGGATTGACCACTCGGCCAAATGGGTTAATCGTTTAACTCTTTTTGTAAACAGATTGCATGATGTACTAAATCGTTTACCGAGTCGACAAGTGATTCGATCTCGTTTTCCTTAACAGCGTCTTGTGCGTCTTTAAGGTTTTCAGCGATTGCCTTTAACATTGATTTGATATTGATATTCATCTGTTGAACTCCTATTGCGTTGTTGATGTGGCCATTATTACATAGTGCGGTCTGACTGTCAATCATAATTTTTAATAAATTTTAATAATTCTTTCGTGCATGAAAAAACCCCTCTACGGGAGTTCAATTCGTAGAGGGGACGAGCCTATATGCTCTATGTAGTGTGAGTTGCTAGATTATCATTCCTTCGCTTCTTTAGCAATCCTGTTTTTATAAGCATCTAAGTAGAACCGAAAAGCGTCCTTACCTGCAATCGCTCGCATGGCCAAACGTAGTTTAGTCCATGCAACCGCTCGATGAATCCAAAGCGTAGGGGATGACATAGGGTAACGAGCAGATAACATGATTGAGCTGTTTTTCTTCCAGTGTTCAATTGTACGCTTAAATCCTGTTTTTGTTCCATCCG